AAATTCAGATTTAGAATTGCAGGGTTTGTAACAAAGAGTAAGGTATTTTAAAAGAATTATGTAATAAATAAAAGGCTCAATCAGAACAATAGAATATGATCAACCTCTACGAATATCAAAACTCCCTTATTCAATCATTAAGGCAATCCTTTATTAAAGGAAATAAGAAAATAGTTCTAACTGCTCCCACTGGTGCAGGAAAAACTGTAATGTTCAGCTTCATGATTTCTGAGCATATTAAAAAGGGTGGTAAGGTCCTAGTTTTAACAGATAGGAAAAAGCTACTTGATCAAGCTACTTCTTCTTTCCATCACTTTAATGTTTCTCCTGGACATATTACTGCTGATACTAAAGAGATACCCTCTACTGATTGTACTGTAGCAATGATAGAAACAATTTATAGAAGAAGGGAGACTTATAAAAGATTCATTCAATCTAGGACCTTAATAGTTATAGATGAAGCTCATAAAACCTGCTTTGAAAAGCTATTCCCTTACTTTAATCCTGATTCCTTAGTTATTGGAGCTACTGCTACACCTTTTAGAAAGGGTACTCAATCTTCTATGGATCAATACTATCAGGATATAGTGCAGAGCGTAGATACTCCTGATCTTATTCAAATAGGTAAACTTTCAAGGTGTAGGACTTTTGGCTTAGACGTTCCACTGGACCAGGTAAAGAAAACAGGAGGTGATTATGATGCTATTTCTTTAGGGGAAATGTATGAGCAGAATAAGATTTACGATGGAGTTTCAACTAATTACATCAAGCACGCAAATAATACTAAAGCTATTTGCTTTGCTGCATCTATTGAATCAGCTAAAAGGCTACACCAAGAGCTAAACAATAAAGGGCTTAAATCACACCTTATTCATTCTAATCAATCAGATGAAGTTAATGATTCAATTCTTAATAATTTCGATAATTGTCCTCCTAATGAGACAAATATTCTTATTAATGTTGGTATCTTAACTGCAGGCTATGATTGCCCTGATATTCAAACAGTTATACTATACAGAGCCACTACTTCGCTACCTTTATTCCTTCAAATGGTAGGAAGAGGATCAAGAATTACTGCTAACAAAGATTCATTCTTACTACTTGATTTTGGTAACAATATTAAACGCCATAACTTTTGGGAAGCTCCTAGAGTTTGGGATTTAAAAAAGAAGAAGAAAAAGAAAGGAGTAGCTCCTATAAAAGAATGTCCTAAATGTGAATCTTTCCTTCCTGCTTCTGCAAAAGAATGTGAATATTGCGGACACGAATTTAAGGAAACTAAGGAGGAAAAACTTAAAAGGGAGATAGCAGAACTAAAGGAGCTATCAAAAGCTGAGGTACTGGAAGCAGGACAAAGAGCTTCTATTACTGAAAAAGCTATGATGTGTAAAATGAAGCTAATTTCTCCTTTTTGGGTGTTACATCAAATGACTAACATTAGTGAAGCAAGAGAATTTTGTAGATTGATGGGATACTCTAAAGGATTTGAATACGCCAACAAACATAGATTCAAAGTTTTTTCTTAACTTAACTCTATGGATCAGAACGAAGATAGAATACAGGCAGAATGTTTTACGTGGTTTCACAATACATACCCTGAGCTGAGGGGGTTATTATGCTACAATCTAAATAACTCAGCTAACAAAATTCAAGGTAACAAGAATAAGGCTATGGGCCTTCAACCTGGTAGAGCAGATTTCACTTTTTACTACAAAGGGAGTGCTTATTTCATTGAAATGAAAACTCCTAAAGGTAGGCAGCAAGAAATTCAAAAGAAGTGGATGATTCAAGTTCTATCACATAAATTCCCTTACTACCTTATTAGATCATTAGAAGATTTTCAAAAATTAATTCAGGAAATATGCACACTATAACAGTAAACGGTAAAAAGTACATCAAAACTATAGGATTCCTTCAGAAGGAGCTTCAAAGATGGTCAAAAGTAGATCATTGTGAATACATCTATGGAACTTACCATATTAGGCTTAGTGATGGGTTTAAAATGGAGAACCTCAACATGACTATGAATATCATTTGTGATTTCTTAGATACTAAGAAAGAGAATATTTTCTTCGATGCTCAAAACGATTTAGCAGATTTTACCGTAAAAGGAAATTAAAATATCTTTAAAAATGGCAAACATTAAATTTTACAGAAAAGGAAATTATATTATTATTGAAGATTCAGTTTCAGGAAAATATATTGAATCACCTTCTTCAAAAGTTGAGGTAACTAAAGGAATTCTTGCTGATACTGATTATCAAATCTATATAGGGGGTTCTAAATTGTACACTGATCAAGCTATAGCAGAGATTCAAGATGAAGGAGGTTCGGTATATTCACAGGCAGACTTTGAGCGTTTCTATCAACATAATACAGGTGGACCTGTTTCAAATGTTTCTGAGGACTCATCAAAGACTACTTTAGCTTTTTCAAATACTTCTGCTCAATTAGTTGCAGAGAACTTAAATAGAAAGGGAGTTTTAATCTTCAATAATACAGATGTAGCTTTAACTTATGAGTTAGGAGATGTTACTGTTGTAGCAAATGATGGTCCTAAGATTGCAGCAGGACAAGGTGCATTCGTAGAAACAACAGAAGAAGTAAAGTTCATTTGCGATACTGCTACTTCAGGTAAAGTAATCGCTATAGAATACTTATAATATGAAAGTAACAGGAGATAATATATTTACAATAGCCATGAGCGGTAAAGGGATGAATGCGTTTCAATCATTCCCTGTTGTTGTTGGTGGTGGAGGTGGTTGTGCTTCTATTTTAGGAACTAATACGCAAATAGGTTCAGGTACTAATTTTGAAGATTCTTACGGCCCTTATAACTTTTGGTATAGATACTCTGTATGGCATGGTGTTTATTCAGCATCAGAACTTGGTAATGTTGCAAGACAAATAACAGGATTGCAATTTTATATGGATTCCCCTGGTTATGGTACATATATAGCAGAGGATATGATTATCCATGTTGCACATACTACAGAATCAACTACTTCAAGTAACCTTAGAACTGATTTAAGTATTGCTACAGGTACTTGGAATTATTTTGATAGAGTAACGGTTTTCCCTCTACAAGATTGGACTATACCAAGTCCAACAGTAGATGGTTGGAAGCAAGTAGATTTCGATACTACGTTTTGTTATAATGGTACAGACAATATTGTTATTACTGTAGAAAAAAAACTTGGTACATATATTTCAACAAGACCTAAGTGGAGGTATCATACTGCATCTGGATTTACAAGTTGGTTTTTTGAAAATGATTCAGTAGGTTCAAGTTATTATCCTAATGTACCAAAATTTGGTTCAACAACAAATTTAAAACCCGATATTAAAATTTTATACTAATGGATATTAATACAATTATAACTTATTTAGAGGCACAAGGTGCTACAGTTTTGGCTTATGATGTGCAACCTACTTTTTTTGAGATAGCTTTTAATATTACAAATTATGAAATGTATAAGAATTGTTTGTCTATATTAGAATCAAATTCTAATGTAGATTATCCCACAGTAGAAGCTATAAGTTATTTTGGAGATTTAGGGAAATTTAAAGCAAAATAATATAATAGTAGCAACAGATTATCCTAATCAAACTAATTCCACCTTAGTAAATGGAGTTTTAAAATGCGAAAAATTTAATCAATAATGAAGTTTATAAAGTTGGTTAGTGGAATTTTGGAAAGATTATTATAGTGGAGGCAATACTAAAAACATTAGCAGAAAACATAGAGGGTAGTGTAGTTAGTTCTATACTACTCTTTGCAATTGCGTTTATTTATATCTATAGGAAAAATATTCCTAATTGGATAGATATAATTCTTAAACGTAAGAAAGAAGAAAAGCATATTAATAAGCTAAAGGATCATGACATTTTCAGTACTTGTGCTAGAGTAAAAACAGAAGTTCACTTAATGAAGTTCTATACTGATGGAGAGTATGATGCAACTAAAACTAGAATGTGCGGTGATTTTGCTAGGCATAAAGTAGAGGTTTGCAGCAAGAGAATAGAGGAATTTGTTTCTGATGAATTATTGAAAATTAATCCTGATGCTCTAAAGAAATTAATCTTTGCTTTTCAGGCTGCTATGCACGAAGAATATGTATCTAAAATTAAAACAGATTGGCTATCTAAAGGTATTCCTCAAGAGGATGTTGATTACGTTATTATGTTGTTTGAAAAGTTCAGGTATGATGTGATAATGAGTTTTGAAAACCGTATCAATTCTATTTTCGGGAGTAGTTATCATGAAGATAACTTTGATAGAGTTTTAGCCGTATTGGAGATGTGGTCAATGGGCATTGATTTATTACCTAAAGACATGCTCACTACGTTTGAGACTTTGAATGGTAAGTTTAAGAAAATAAAATATTAGATAACATGGCACACAAAACAGCACATACTAAAAAAGCTTTAATAGAAGCTATGGAAAAATCACTAGGTATTGTTACTGAAGCTTGCAAGAAAGTAGGAGTAAGCAGAAGCACTTACTATGAGTATTACAGGACTGATCCTGATTTCAAAGCTGCTATAGATGATATAGATAATGTGGTATTAGATTTCGTTGAATCCAAACTACATAAGCAGATAGAAAATGAGAATCCTACTTCTACTATCTTCTACTTAAAGACTAAAGGAAGAAAGAGAGGGTATATTGAAACTAAAGATATTACTAATAATGGAGGATCATTCAACAATCCTTTTGAAGGGCTAACACTAGAACAATTAGAGGCATTAGCTAAACTGAAAGAGGATGATTCGATTGAAGATTAAAATCATTTATAGGGCTTTATTCACTCCTGAGCCAAAGATAATGCTAAAGCTCCTCCAGGGTGCTAATATGTTTAGGAGACCTAACTGGATGAAGGTAGCTATCTTTATACTTAAAAAACGATCTAATGGGTAAATGGTCACACCTTAACCATCTTATAGATGATAATAAAGACATGGCACCAAGCCCATTAGCTTGGAAGATAATAGAAGAAAAAGGATTAGATTCTCAATTTCAAAACTCTATTAGGCACCACATAAGAAGATACAGAGGTGAGTATAAAAAGAATGTAGAGCATAATGCACTCAAAGAGTATTGTGAGCAGGAAAATATACCTTATGATCCTACAATGATGTATTGGCACAAGGGTAAGCTGAAGGGAAATAATATTTCTGTTTTAGTTGGTGCTAAGAAAGAAGAAGGATTAA